CTAATTGCTTGTGCTTTTTTGAGCAATTAATCTTTTATATTTGTCTAATAGCTGTTCTTCCGTTTCCTCATGCTGCGGATCTTTAGGAATACAGTCGACTGGACAAAATAATTGACATTGTGGCTGGTCATGGTGACCAACACACTCTGTACATAAATCTGGATTAATTTCATAAATCACTTCACCCATAAAAATAGCTTCATTTGGGCAAACTGGTTCACAAACATCACAGTTTATGCACTCATCGGTGATATATAACGACACTTTACCAACCTTGTTGATGTTTACGCTCAAAAGCTTCAACCACAGCTTGCGGAACAAACTTGGTTACATCACCTTTTAAGCGTGCAATTTCTCGAATCAACGTCGAAGAAATAAAAGAATACTGTTCGGAAGGTGTTAAAAACACGGCTTCAAAATGTGGGTCCAACTGGCGATTCATATTAGCCAATTGAAACTCATATTCAAAATCAGATACTGCTCTTAAACCGCGAAGTACTGCTGTAGCCTTTTGTTCTTTGAAAAAATTAACCAATAAACCATCAAAACCTACAAATTCAACATTTGATAGATGGCCTAATGATGACTGTGCCAGTGCAACTCTCTCTTCTAGACTGAACAAAGGATTTTTATGATGTCCAATTGCAATCGCTACTACGACCTCATCAAACATTCTTGATGCTCTAGTAACTAAATCAACGTGCCCATTTGTGATAGGGTCAAATGTTCCAGGATAAATTACACGCGTTTTAGACATCCGCTAGTACTCTAATTGTATTGTGCACCTATTTTAGCAAAAGTTATACATGAGGCGAAATATTGATATGTGGGAAAAAACTTCACCTTGGCATCAGTTTACGGCACAATAGGGGCAATTGTGGAAGTTTGAATTATGGCGAAAGCAACAGTAGTAAAGAATAATAAGTGTCGATGTTTATTTTAATTCTCTATAGTTCCTTTTTTAAAGCTAAGTTATTGAATTATAAAAGTTACTGTTCTTATTAGTTCCTTATAGTTTGTTTACATCCTCCAAAAAAACGGGTAATAATGCGGGTAACAAACTACTTACCCTTACCTCATGGCCTCTGTAAAACTTTCCGACCTAAAGATTAAAGCACTAAAACCCAAAGAAAAAGTCTACAGAATATTGGATGCAGATAGACTTTACATAGAAGTTCGTCCTTCAGGAGCTAAAGTTTGGCGGTTTAAGTTTGTTTTTAATGGCAAAGAATCTTCTATGAGTCTTGGCGAATACCCGGCTATTACTTTGGCAGACGCTAGAATCTTAAAGGATGAAATGCGAGCAAAATTAGCCAAAGGCATACACCCAGTAGAAGATAGACAAAATAATAAGGCCAAGGCATTAGAAGAAGGAAAAAATACATTCAACGCTATTGCAGCCGAATTTAAAGAAAAACGTATGACGTTGAAGTCTGAAATTTATCAAGAGAAGTTCGATACTGCTTTAGAAAAAGATATATGCCCAGTTATTGGCAAAAAAAATATTAAAGATGTGACTGCGGCTGACGTATTGAAGATTTTAAATAATACGATTAATCGTGTTACTAAAGAAACCAATGGAAAAATGACGGGTGAATCTGCTGCTTTACAAAATCGAAGATTCATTGGTGCTGTAACTCGTTATGCAATTGCTACTTTAAGGCTTGAGAACGACCCTACTTATGCTGTACGTGATGTGATCAAGCGCCCTCGTGTAAAACATGCAAGAGCCTTAACTAAAGAAGAAAGAAAAAAGGCAAGAACTCAATTGCCTAAATACAATGGAACAGAGACTGTTAAGAATGCTGGCTTCATTCTCTTATATACAATGCTTCGGGCAATTGAAATTAGAAAGATGCAATGGAAATGGGTCGAGTTTGATACAAGACTTATTAGATTTCCAGAAGAGGCAATGAAAAAATCCAGAATCCATATTCTCCCTATATCTGACCAAGTTTATGAAGTTCTTAAGCGTCAATATACAATCTCTGGTGATAGCGAATTAGTTTTCCCTGCTATTTTCAGTAAGAAAAATGATGGCATGTTAGCTAAAGAAACGCTTAACAGTATGCTTGAATATATTGGCTTAAAAGGCGTGACCACTCATGATTTTAGGGCTACAGCTTCTACCCTGCTATATGAAAAGGGCTATGAGGAAGCTTGGGTTGAAAAACAGCTTGCTCATGCTGAATCTAACAAAACCAAAGCATCTTATGACCATTCGCAGCACTTGGATGCTAGGCGAAAAATGATGCAAGACTGGGCTGATATTGTTGATAGCTGGAAAGACTAAAAACTTTGCTTCTTATCAAAGGTCCATCTTTTACCGTTGTAAGTCACGGTGCCGTCCAAATTAATCGGCAACTCTTTTAATGAGTAGTCATAAATTTTAAGAACATTCCCATTCTTATCTAAATCAGCGGGTAGATTGCAAGTATTTTCCATTCTGCCTGCTTCCGAAACCATGATCATGACTTGCGACATCACAAAGCCCTTACACAAATCGAGACATTCACATTACTATTTATAGTGTGAGCTGTGCAACCTGAGAAGATTAAGCACAGCAATGTGATGATCGATGCAACTTTGGTACGTTTCCACATATAAGTTACTTCTTTAAAAAGAGTGCTCGTTCTGCTTCTCGGCGCCGAACTAGGCCCTTCATAACTTTGCCACCTGCTTTGTTCCATACAAGGAATTGGGCAGCAGCACCTTGATAGTCACCTTTATTTAGCAACTTAAGCAGAGTCGAAGCCTTAAATGCACCTGAGCCAATGTTGTATGCCAGTGATACCAAAGCATCAAATTGATTTTGATTTAGTGGTACTATCACAGATTCATTAACTGTCTTTTCAAATTTAGCTAAGTCATACTTGAAGTAAGTCTTAGCTTGCTCAGGTGTACAAGTGTCACCTTGCTTAACCTTCACGCCATTTGGATAGACTGTGGTGCCAGTACCAATGGTCCAGACTCCTACACCATCATCATAAGCTTTGAACTGGGTATCTTCAAACCCTGAAATTAAATTTAAACCAGCATCACTTGTAGTTTTTCCACTTGGTGCAAGCTTATCGACTACTCTATTTAGATCGTCTACTTGAGCTTGTGTTAACTTTCCTCCTGCAATTACACGGGCAGCATCAAAGAAGTTTTTTATAGTCATTATTCCGCCCTCTTCTTAATGTAGCTTTCAATTACACCTGCGCCAGCAATACCTAATGCTGATCCCAAAGCCAATAATGCTATTGGATGGATATTTGGAATTTGAAGCAAAACAATACCAGCAACACTTGAAGTTGCTGAACCAAGAATTGCTCTGCCCGATATCAATCGAATGGTAAGCTTTTCACTACTTGTTAAAAGCTTACCAATGCCAATGATTGCTCCAGAGACGATCAACATAAACATTGTCCAAAGTGTTTTTTCATGCTCTTGCATGTGCCATTCCCCTAGTTTTTCGGCAATAAAAAAGCCCTAACTTATTTAAAGCTAGGGCTTGTAATGGTTTGTTGGGTAAACTAGGTGAAAGTCCAGTTGCCATAAGAGCCAAACACTTCCGTATTACCGTTTAAATTGTTTTGAAAATCCAACCATGCGCCAATAAATTGCGTGTGTGCTTCAGTGTAATAAGAGCCATCTGCTTTACGAATACGAAGGCCTGAAATATTACACCCCTGCCCTACGATTGTTGTCGTATTTGCAAGTCCGATTTTCAAACGTCGATAGTCATTGTTTGTAGCGATATAAATTGCAGAAGTGCCCGATGTATCAATAGAAGGATCTTGCCAGATATAGTTAGCCATGTTCCGGCTTGAAGCAGTCCAACCAGTATGCAAAGTAATGATATTGGATAGAAAGTCCTTACCAAAAAAATGGGTGATAAAATCAAAATCAAGATATGCACGATTTGGATCTTCGAACATGTAAGATGAGTTATCTTCATAGTTCTGCACTGTGGTTGGAACGTAATATCCAATTTTACCTGTCGGATCATTGTTAATGATTTTACGAATATCAAAATGACCAAGTTTACCAGTGCTAAAAGCCCCATTCATTGTCATGACAATTGGTAGTGATTTGTCAGTAACCAACTCTTTAACAGTACAACGGAAACCACCGCTTTTATGCCAAGCATTTTGAAGTAATGTGTTGCCCTTTAAATCAGATAGAACTATCTTATTAATATCAATGTAACCTTGATTATTTGCTCCACCTGCACAAAGCACCAGAGGCTGTTCACAACTCTTAATAGTTGTGACACCTGAAATCTCCAATTCATATGTAGAATCATTTGGGAAAAAATATCCAACCAAGCCGATTTTGCAGTTTTCGATAGTTGGAGAGGTAATAATACAGTCTTTCAAATGTGATTTTGGCAATCCCTCAGCGGCTTCTGGTTCAATATCTATACCCGCTTCAGGCGCTTTACCCTTCACCCCGAAAACATAAGGCATCAAAATGTTTACTCTTGTGCCTGCACTGAGTGAAATGCCGTTTCGTCCCGCATTTAAGACAGTGGGTTCTGAAATAGTAATATCTGTTGGAGTATCATCGGTTATCAATCCCCAGCGACGACCAACATAGATTCCATCGCCCCAAGTATTAACAACTTTTGGCCGATAGATGTAACCTTTTTTGGATTGGTAGTTAGCGATTCCATATCCCCATTCACCCTCAGTCCCTAAATGCTGATCTCTATCACCAGTAATTTGCGGGAACAGAACTTTATAGTTCTCAATGTTTTCAATATGTAGGATTGAATAGATTGTAAAATCATTTGGTATGATTTTAAAGTTTCCCTTAGGCGTGAAAGTAATGTCGTTATTACTTCGAACGTAAAAGCAAATGTTGTGGTCGGACTCAACAGGAGCAACCATGAATTCATCATCTACAATAAATGGAACATTAAAACTAACAGATAGATCATTAACCATCTGCAACTTTACTGATTGACTCAATGCAGACTGAATGGAAGTTAAACAGAAGTCAGAAGCAAAAAGATTTACTGGCTTTTGCAATATCCAACGGCCAATACCATTTGCTGGTAAAATAGAGTAAATGTCATCAATTGCATTTTCAGCTTCTGATTTATATTCATAAACATATCTATTGTTAACTAGGACTTTTTGTCCATTTTTTCTAACAATCAGTTCCTTTAAACTCTCAATATTTGATACATTTTGTGTCGTTTTATCATTAATTTGCTTTTGGTTTTCCATTCCGTCTGCAATAAATTCAGCAAACCATTCTTTTGATATAGAAATATTATTTAAATTGTCATAAATTTGATTTGTGAAGTCTTCGAGTTGTTGTAATGAAACGCCTTGTTTAAGAATTTCTTGACTTATTAACCAACCAGAAACACCAACTTCCTGAAGCTTTCGCCAAATCGCATCAAAGTCTTTATTTACTGGATCAGGCAAAAAAGATCGATCATAAAGTTGATAATTAGTAGTTCTTGAGAAAGGGGCATCCCTTCTAATTTTAACAATAGCCCCTGAGACAGGGGCACTATTAAAAACCACTGCATCTTTAGCTGCATCTAAATGCCATGAGCCAACTGCGGGCTCTAAATCATCAATAAGAACAATTAAATGATCCTGTTCTAGCACATCAAAATCTAAAGGGAAAACAGTAGTTATCCCATTTGCCGTATATTCTTTATATGGCGTCTGTTCTGGTACTGCCATAGCCTACCCCTAATTTTCGAAATCTAAGGCGGCTTCATGTACGCCACCGTTTGTTCTCCAATTAGGCGTTTCTTCATAGTCAGTTTGGTTGAGTGATTTTCCAACTCTCTCAGGTGCTTCTACAATTGCACCAGCTAATGAGTCTAAATAGTCATCTGGTTGGTCAGTGATGGCTGGGTTAAACTCACGCATCTGTTTAACTTGTGCAGAATCTTCACCGTTCTCATCTTCTAATACAGATACATGCGCCCATAAAAGGCCAGAAATTAAAGGCCCTTCAATACCATCTAAAATGCGTTTATTCTTTGATTTCGTAGAATGCTGTTCTGTTACCCCACATCTTATTCCACGTGTCTTTAATGCGGCTTTTAATGCGGCTGGTGCAAAGTTACCAATACCATTGGTCTCGATAGTGACTTTAGATAAATGAAATTCCTTGATGATGTTACATAGTTGCCAAACTTGCCCACCTATTACACGGCCATCTGAATCAGTTTCAATCACCTCACCCTTTAGGGCTACTGATCTATGCCAGTACTTATTTCCCAGATCATCATGAAATACTAGTGCTGTCGATGACACGTCAGACTTAAGCCTTCCTGAGGATGGATCCCAGCGGAATGTTGCCCCTACAATTTGACGCTCACCAATCATAAACATGGTGGTTCTATTGGCTCGTTTAAGAACCGGTTCACAGTTGTAAGCTATGATCTTATCTGGATCTAAACGCACATCACCGATAGGCTTAGCATGCATTTGATATTGAGAGTCCCATTCATTAAGGGTTTTACATTCCTCTCGGCGTGCTGCCATCTCCTCGGCATCAAAACGCTCTGCCCAAATTCCTTCTGAATAAAAATCTGCAACATAATGGTCATTAGCCAAAGTTACTTCATACAGATCATTTACTTTTTTCAGTGTGTAGTCTTGGTCTTTACTAAGGTATTTCGCCCCTTGCCCAATCCCAGCAAAAGCATGTATTGGCTCAAAGTCTAGAAGGTATTTACCACCTGCTAATGCATTCTCAATGCGCTTTTCATTTTCAAACATTTTGAGCACCAATATATCTACTTTACGTAGCTTTTTAATCTTGTCGTAAAGTGAGTCATGTGAGTGTGGTGTTCCGATCCAGAGCTTCTTTGCACCAGGAAAGGCAATATGAGTTTGTTCAGATAATCTGTAGGTGAGTTTTTCTCGAGCTTCTGGAGAGCCTGTTGTTTTTGGCGTTTCAACGTCATCGTTTTGGATGAAATGCGCGCGGTGACCTGTTACCCCCGAAAGAATGCCTTTCGCCAGCATGGTCCCATAACGGACATCATCTGTACCTGAAACCCACCAGCGTTCCGTTTCACCTTTTTTTCTTTTAACTTCGGCGTTATCAACACAAAGAGGATGCTTTTCTAAGACTAATTTAGTTCCGTTACTGCACTTATAGGCATCATCATCAGTAGTGCCTTGATGCAGGATTTGCGTTTCAGGCCAACAGTAAATTACCCAAGCATTAAAGACATCCAAAATGGTCGATTTTGAATGCCCGCGCGGCATCATGAGCAGTGCAGTACGGCCTTTGATATAGAAGTTTTCTAGGAAAATACACACAAGAGCATGAAAGTCTGGAACCTTCCAACCCTGTATATCTGCCCAAATTAAAAAGAACGCTAGAAAGCTGATTTTTGGTTTAGTCATCAGCTCATCCGTTGTCTAATTTTTTCTGCTTCAGCTTCTGCTTTTTTAATTAGATTTTGTTCATGTTTTTTTTGCGTATCCTCATCTGTACTAGCTGGCGGCAATGTCCCTCTACGATATGCCAATACTTGCTCAACTTTTGTAATAGCTGAGGCGCATTGGTTCAGGCCTTTATAGAGCCATACTTTATTGCCGCGATCTTCAGGTGTTTCAAAACCACATTCACTTGCTGCATATGCAATTTGAATAAGGTCATCAGTCATTTTCTCAGTGAGTTCTTCTAACTCTTTTGTTTGATCATCACGCATAAAAAATCCCCCTATATAAGTGATTTATATGGGGGAGTAACTTTTGATTTGTTGGGTAAAAAATAGATTAGCAATATATAAACCTGATTAGTATACTAATTGCTCGTTTTGAACTTAATAAATCAATGGATACTTTATGAAAAAACTAATTATCATTACCCTTTTAGCCCTTCCTACAACTTTCGCATTTGCTGGTTCATGCGACCATAGTTGGCAGTCTGCCAAAGATGGCTCATCTTGTGGAGACCGTGCGGCTGACCGTCGTGCTGGCGGCCGTTAAGATTCAAAAAAAAGGACTGCAAATGCAGTCCTTTTTTTATTTCACAACCCGTTCAAAGTCAGGTGCTCTAATATCATTAACATCATCACCCCAGAAACGCTCTCGGTCTTGTTGTCGTTCTGCTTTACGTAAAGCCTTCTCACGATAGCCGGGTGCAATTGTGTCTTGCATTTCATCAAATACCATACGGTTTATGGCAGCTTTTGTATACCATAAGTTTTGCGCTGGAACTTTACCCTTCACAAATTTGAAAGCCTCATTGCCGAAATTGGTGTCTTTACCTTCATTGTACTGAGTTAAGTTCCCAACGGTTAACCCTAAAAGGCTAGTGAAATCGCTACCAAGAGGACCAGATACAAAAGAGTTTGCATCACGACCAGAAGTGTCAGTACCAGCAACAAGAATGTCACCAAGTACAGGCAAGCCACCACCAGCCACAACTGATCGCATAAAGAAGCTAGTTGCCTTTTTGGGGTCATTACTATCATAAATTGTCTGTGGATCATTTCCGTTTAGCAACTCTCGAAGTTGTACAACCAATCCACCTAACAACGTCATAGTCACAAATAATGGTATGCCATATGCTGCCTTACCTTTCAGGCCTTCTTGAGCCATTGTGCGACTTCCTTGGCGCATTAAGAATGATGCTGAGAAAGATTTAAACTGAGTTAAGCCCTTAAACACCTCACCCGTGATAGTACCCTTAGCGCCTACAGTCATCCATGTGCGTTCACGAAGCCCTGCTTCAATTACTGCCATGCCCTGCTCATCTAGCAAGTGTGCTTGAAGTTGTGAGGCAACCTGATCTTTAACTTGTTTAGGATCGCCAAATGCTGCTAACTTTTCATCTGGAATTTCATAGATTGAACGCGCCGACATGAGTTGATTTCCCTTGCGATCAACAACCGGCTCAGCTAATTGGAAAACTTCCCAAGCACGCTCATCTAGACCAGTGTTTGAAAGTAATTCACGGTCTTGTAAGTCTAAATCATTCCAAGCTTTTGAGCGACTTAAACGTCCGTACTTCTCCATTAGTAGCTTTGTAAAACCTACTTTTGATGCTGACGTAAGTGCATTTAAAAGCGATATACGCATCACTTGAGTTGCTACACCACTAGAAATACGAGCTAACTTTTCAGATTTGCCATAAGTAGATGTAAGGCCATCATCCGACCATCTTGCAATAGAGCCTAGCATTTCCTCAGTTGCAAGCCCCAAGCTGTGAGCTAGCTCTCGATCTGCTTTGTTGGCTGGGTTAAGTTGCTCTAACAGGCCGACAAATGCCTTTCGGTAAGCTACGTTATGCACACTTGCTGTTTTGGCAATTGTTGCCTGATCTGCAATCGATGCAATTGTGGTACCGCCAAGCATTGATGCGACGTTCATTGACCGATATGCAAGTCCAAGGTTTGCCAATACTTGAGATTGTGGCGAATTGCCACCGCTAAATTCATCAAACATGGTTTGTGCGCGTTTACGGCTGCTATTGGTTTTATTCGCTTCAATGCCTTTTTCCCAGTCTTTTTTTGCAGCTGCATCCATCAAAATTTTTAAGGCTGTTTTTGGATTGCTTCCTAGGTTCTCGACCATGGCAATATCTTTAGATAAACCATTAATATGAGATTCGACTAGATCAACAAATTGCATTCCGCCGAAATCTGATTGATATTCAAGCCATGCTTCAGCATCTTTGAAATGCAATACTCGACTTTCACCATGACGGTTAGTTACTTTTGATGTACCGCCTCCTGTAGCTTGTCGGCCTACTTCAATTTTATTTGCGCCATCACTTGATAACGTGTCATAGGTGTATTCAAGCAATGATCGGATTTCTTGCTGTGAGTAGTAATCACCGTTCTCATGCACATATTGGCGCGTGTCAATAAGCGATTCTGCTTTATTTACCCAAGCTTCTTTCCCTGCTTTAGCAATTTTTTCTAGGTTATGCGTTTGTGGCAATCCCCAATTATCTAGCTTTCCAATGTCGCCACCGTTCCGGTTAAATCGGTCACGCATGGTTTCAAAAACACCCCCCATCTTGTCGCTAATTTTTTTAGCTAATGCATCGCCAGTGTTTTCACCAAATCGCTCACGAACAATTTTTTGTACTAATTCCTGATCTGTGAAGATTCCTAAACCGCCTTTAATGTTGGTGTAAAAATCCACCAGATCGCCACGATAAATTGCAGCAATACCACGTGCTTTAGAGTCGATTGACTGAATTCCAGACATATCACCATGAGCAGCAACCATGCGGTCTATGACTTCCATTGATGACAATTTGCCATGATCTAAGGCTGCAATGTTTTGCGATTGCTTAAGGATGTCTTGAGCAGCAATTTTATGTTTGCGTTTTAATTGTTCTTGAATATCAATAGCAACTTGCTTTGATGCTTCTGTTAGTTTTTCAGCATCAGAAAGATTTCGCCATTTATCAATATCTTTACGCGCAAGATTACGCATAGTTTCATTGATACGTGCCTCGATGTCTGTTGCTTCTTGAGCTGTAAGGGATTGCTTGCCAAGTGCTTTAGCTACGGCTTGTTTGCATTGTTCTTTCATAAAAAATGCCCAAATAGTTTTAGCTATCTGAGCATTTAATTTATGGTGGTTTGTTGGGTAATGAAATTCGAGTATTTAAAACTACTCTAATCTAGATAACACACTCCAATCATTTAGAGTTGTTTCTTCCCATTTGTCATTTTCATATCTATATAGAATATGTCTTGAACCTATCATATCTGTAGTGTAGAAAAGGATTTGCCCGTTTTTCTCTCGATAGTACTTTGCGCCAGAAGGTGCGGCGTTTTTAATTTCTTCAATGTTCATAAGCGACTATTTACCTCTATCTCCTTTTGAGTTGCCTTCCGAATTTCATTCTTATTCGCTGGAAGTGTAACACCTTCTAATTTAGGACCATTACTTTCCAAACTGAAGTTACCATTAGCAAGGTAATTAGAAACTGTCCAAATTTGAGGTATTGACTCTTTATCAAGAAATACCACTTTGTCACCATAACTAAAAGCTAAAGAACCTCTACCGTCATCATCCAGAAGTCTTACTTTAGAAATCCACTCCAAGTTGGTGCAAATTTCCCAAGTCTTATAATGCTCTAAATAAAATAAAAGGCCTTTTTCTTTATCTTGTTTGAAATAAATAATCTCATGTACTAAATCTTGGTCACAAAGATCTAACCATAAGTTCGCCCCATCTGGAGCATTTTCTTTTAAAGTTGTTGGGGTGATCCAACCAAATTCGCGAGACATATTGCACCTCTGCAATACCTGATTGTGGGTGTGGCAACTGTTCAGGTTAAACAGCTTTTCGGTGATCAGCCTAGCCACAATTTGATTATACATTAGCCAAATTGCAAAGCACAGTTCAATGCGGTTTGAGTTGCTAATATATCCATGTCCGCTTGCTTGATTTCTGCTTCGAGTTCGGCGTGATAGTCACGTAATGTCATCGTGAACTCTTCTGGTTCGCCCATTGAATTAATACGACTTACTGCAATTGGTTGATCTGGATTTGAGAAAATCACATCAAGCGCTGCTTGACCTTCTGGCGTGTCGCCAAACAATGAACCTTGTCTTGGGTCGCCCATGTTTTCAACGGCCTGAACCTCAGAGTTAATGGCTTCACTAATCGCCTTTGCGCTCTTGCGGTTATTATCAAATACCTCAAGAAATCTTCTTGATCCATCACTTAATCCATCGTCTATAAGCTGGCCTTGATTTAGATAATCATGAACTGTTTGCCCATTTGCTTTGATGTCTGAAAGCTTCTGTGCTGCCTGTGCTAAGTCTTGCGAAATCGTATTTTCAAAGCGACCGCCTTGCTTCACTAAATCATTAAGCTGTGATAACTGTGGAGCCGCACGGAGTAATGCATTCAGTACGTTTTTACTATCATCGTCTAAGTTTTCAGATAGACGAGTTACAAGGTTAGAATCACCGTATGCACGTTGCACGATTGCAGATTCAATACGACGTTTACCGTCTTGCGATAATCGCCCATCGCTAGTGATAACTGATCCGCGCTCAGATTGTGGTAATTGATCTACAAAGCTACGGATGTAATCCATAGAGCCATCGATATTGATTGCACCATCACTATTAATTTTTAGCAGCGATGCATCTGGCAATCGATCAGCATCACTCATAGCGCGCTCAGTTGCGCTGAATTGCGCCACATCGCTTTCATTTGCTAAGCGTGAGAAATCCACACGGTTGACATCACTAAGCCGTGTACGCACTAAAACAGGCTGATTTAAGCCTGATATATCCATGTTTCTTTGATTAGCCCAGTTTTGTACAAACTCATGGTATGCATCTGCCTTGCCATTGTCATAAGCTTTACCGATTGCAAGAGTACGACCATTACCAGATTCAACAACGTTATCAGGGCCAATAATTGGCGCACCGTCTGAAAGCTTATAAGACTCGCCTAACAACTCAGGCTTTAAGTCATTAGCCATATTTTCAATTTGTTGACGTGATGCTTCTCGAGTTCGGTCACGCGGTTGCAACTCACTTGGGTAAAGTGGATTTACACCATATAACTGGTCGTTAGATGCAACTAAATCAGCCCAATCTTTTACTTCATAAGCAAAGTCGTAGCTTGAACCATCCATCCCATAAGCTGTACTAGATTCACCACCATAGCGTGAACTTAGCTGGTTCCACTTGTTACGCCATTTATTGATAGCTTCGCCTACGGTCATGCCAGACATACCGTTATTTTTCACGATAGCATCGGCATTTTTTGAATCGTACGAACGCACCACATCAATTAATGGGCGATTAGGATCTGCTTCGAGAACTTTTACAGCTCCACCTGGACCAAGTAAGTGCCCTAGATACTGCTCATGTGCTACAGGTTCACGGCCTAAGTTTTTACGAATATAACTATTAGCTTGCTTGATGTGCTTCAAGCCGATACGAATCTGCTCATTAACATTGTTACGGTCTTTACCGCCTAAGTTCTTCCAAGAGTCATCTAAGACTTGGAACAAACCGTATGCGCTTGATGTTGGGTTTTGTGCAGTATGGTTAAATTTACCGCCTGTTTCGATATGACTAATCGTTAGTGCAACACTTGGATCTACGCCATCTTGCTTTGCACGTAGTGCGATTTGTTTTGCATTGGTGGGTAGAGAGCTATTTGAATAATCAATCGTGTTTCTACGTGGCTCTCCTTGCACTTTATTTGGTACGCTAACTGGCTGCCCTTTTAAGATCTGTTCAGTAGCAGCATCTAGATTTTGATAGTGCTTATTTTGCTGCACTGGGTCAGTCGTTTTTACAGGTAAAGTTGTATCTTCAAACTCAAAGCTATTTCTGACCAGAGCATCGTTTAACTGATCATTTCGTGTTTCTAAATCATCTGAATTAAGCTGGTTAATTTCAGCGTCAACGTCTTGGTCTAGTTTATTTTGACGGGAACCTAAGTAACGTGCACCACCAAACATTAATGAGTTAATAAGTAAGTCAGTAGCCACAGATTCGCCTGTAACTTCATATTGCTTCGCCTGCTTATCATAGCCTTTAGATTTTAGAAGCTGCTCACTTGCATATTGCATACCAGTGTTTAAGCCAGTGGCACCACCAACCGACAATGTGGCATCGCCAAGTAAACCACCTGTACCCTTAAAGCCATAACTAATAGGTAAAGCAGTACCAATCGCATCGCCTACAGCATTTACACCAGCTACTTTCAAAGCTGTGTTTTCATCTACGCCTTTACGGGTTAAATCGGTATAGACGTAATTACCAGTTGAACCACCTGTTAAAGTGGCTGCGCCTAAAGTGCCACTTGTTGCCACACCCAGCGCACCACGCCAGAGATAATCGCCAACACCTACACCGATATTCCCGACAATGCCTGTATTGTCTTTGTCTTCTAGGTCAGCAATGGTTCCATAAACCAGATTGTCACGCGCCTTTTCACGCTTAGCCTTGAACTCTTCATACGGTTCAATAAATTCATTTGTAGAAACGTCTTTCAGACTATAGCTAACACGGTCTACAACGGCATCAATCGGTGCCGAAATTGCATCACCAACTTTGTTAAGGCCAATTGCCATGCCGCGAAAAGGTGAAGAGATAGCGCCATCGAAGACACCCGGATCATTTGGCCGAGTATCTGGATGCTGTAACCCCTGACTATTGAGCTTCTCAAAGTCCTGTTGGTTTTCGCTAGATAAATCTGATAACCAGTTACTCATTATTTATCTACCCCATTCATGCGGATGCGCCAAACATTTCCTTTCACAACGAGAGGACGGCCACGCTCATTGATTAGGTCATACATCAAGTCGCCATTAGCAGCTTTAGTTGGTGAACGTGCTAATCGGAAATTGTCCAAATCATTTACAGACATACCAGTCGCTTTTGAAATATCGGCATATCCTTTTTGAATTTTTGCCTCAAAAGTTGCGTCCGTCATTCCGTATGGCTTAGACACTTTCCAGTCTGAAATGCCACGATCTGTATAATCCTTGAATCGACCACTTTGTGTATAAACACCACCTGTAGCAAGGCCCAGCGCAGTACGCCCTATTTCTTCTTTGTACTCATCAGCATCTTTATGGGTTTGCCCACGTGCTTCAGTTAAGTATGCATAGATAGCTTGGAAAGCAGCATAGTTAAGGTTGGCTGTTTCACCCGATACCGACTGACCAACGTACTTGTTAAATTTTTCCTTAAGCAAAGTGTCCTTAGGTTGAATCATTTGCTTATTTTTTAGAGCCTGTTTGCCTGCAACAATTGCAGTTGCAACATCCAAGCCCGCATCAGAACGGAAGTTATTTGCACGTGCATAACCTGCCATTTGATAAGCAGCATCGCCATTGCCCAACTGGCCTAACGCCTCACCCCAAATTTTTGCACCGTTCTTCACACCTTTGGTTTGGGCAATCATAGAACTAATTAAATTTAGTTTTTGATCTACGGTTGCTTCTTCCCATGCCTGCTTAGCTGCTGGTAACGCTTCATTTGGAATAGGTTTGATTGTTGCATTTGGGTCCTTATCACGCTGTGCTACTTGATAAGAACCAATTGTCACAATGTTTTTAGCAAAGTCATTTGGATTAACTTTTAGTGTTAATGGGTTTACTTCTGGTAGATCAATACCCTTTTCACGCAATGCCTGAGTCGGGTTTTCCTTAGCGGTTTTAAGCTTGTTGTCGTAAATGCTTTGATAAGTAGCTAAGACTTTATTCTCGGCAACTGCATCAGCGGAAGATGAATTTTTCATATTGGCTTTTCGCTTATTGATCTCAGCCAATTGTTGATCAGTAGATAGCTTCTGGAACCTCAAAAAATCACTAGATTGCTTAGTATAGAAATTATATTCAGTTTCAGAAGGTGTACCTTTAACAGCTTTTTCTACATTAGTTTGATAGGTCAAATCCATCGGACGACCTGTTAAAACATTTTGCTTATACTCATTTAGAACTTTTTCAGCTTCATTAATCCGCTTGTTCTCTTGCACCTGCTGACGTTGTTGCAGCGTTGTGATCTTACTTTGAATTTCTGTCTGGAATTTTTGTACCACTTGACCATTAATGAATTTATAGTCTTTAAAACTGGTAGCAACTTCTTGAAGACCTTCAACACTATTTTGTGCAATTGCCGTTGTGATACGCGAGTTAATATCTGTGATGTCACGTGTTGTTTCATATTTATTGGTGAGCTCACTTTTCTGAGCCTCAGATAGTGGCAGACCAACAATGTTTTTTAAAAGGTATTCTTTGCCTGCTTCACGTTCCATACGTGTAGCTACACTGAAGAATCGATCTGCTAGAACCCCGCCCTTTTGCTCATCTGCACGCAATTGCAAAGGCAAGAACGAAGTACGTTGGCGCGTTACGTTGCTGTCCCAGTATTTTTTTAAATCTTCCTGAGCGTGACCCGGCAAGCTGTTTTGCAGTTCAGAAAACTTAGCATTCGACCAAGTGTTAAGTTCTTCATCGGCTTGCTGTGTAGTGATTACACCATTACCAAGACGGTTTTTAATGTCCACTACTTTGTCATTGAAGTCAGTAGATAATGACTCATCAAGCTTTAACTTGCCTTCTTTTTCTGCAAGTTGATTGTTGTAAAGCTCAAGGTTTTTAGCTGTAACTTCTTGCTGACGCTGCTGGTCATCACGTGCCTGTATTGCTCCACCAATAGAACGGCCAATTTCGGCTAAGCCAGTGTTAGGAGTAAACGATTGCATTTGCGCTTGTGGCGCTTCACGACCACGAGAAATAGGAATACGCATTATTTCCACCCATAAGCTTGAGCAGCAGTATCAATGATGTTACTAGCCGCCTTCATGCCGTAATTGTTACGTTGTGCCTTACCTTGTCGGCGTACATCCGCAGCCGCATAACCCGCTTGCAGTTGGTTTAATAAGGCGTTGTAAGAAGCATCCGAAATAATCTCATCACTGATTACAACCGGAGCACCTACATTTACATCCAAACCATTTTCAGCAGCCGCAGCCATAGCACTTGATGCGTCACGCTGCCCTTGTTCTTTAATCTTTTTGCTTTGAACTTTGGAAACGGATTGAATGGTTTTTGCATTACCCTTAGCTGTAGCGTCTGCCATAAGCGCATTTGAGATATTGCCAACAGCTTCAAGGCCCGAAGAAATAGCACCACCTTTGCACATGCTTAAACCTCCATCTCAAGAACATAGCCAATCAAATTAAAGCCAAGACTTTCATAGAGTTTTACTGTTTTATCTGCATGGATGCCTGTCATGGTTCCGATCTGGATACGGTCAGCATTTTTAAGCTGTGCCCATCCAATGAAAGTGTTCACTAAAAGCTTGGCAATGTTAGATTTACGGTACTCAGGAAGAACATAAACGCCTTGTTCAAAAGCTAATTTGTGCCCTGTTCGCCAGTCCGTTTCAATAACACCAATGACTGTGCCAACTGGATTTTGATATTCATCTAGGGCTAGAAAAATTGAGTTATGTTTTTTGATTAAATATTCGAATAGATCAGATGCGCTTTGCTCATCAAATCCTTGTTTTGAAAAGATTGGCGATTCTTTGGTGAGACGCTTGCCGAAATCAACAAGCGTATCTAAATCATTTAGGTTTGCTGCCCGTACTTGCATCTCATTTCTCATTAATTGATACCAACATAGAGATACTTTGCATGTGTAAAGGCATAGGTTTGTCGTGTGTTATCTTGACCTCAAGTTCATGTAATGATTGCCATCCAATAAATGAATCGAGTACATAGCCTGTGTAAGGTAAGTTTACGAACGCTGATTGGTTGTAATACTTGGTAGATAGCTCTTGACCATTGATATATCCACCTACTGATGCATTCAAAAAGATAGCCATTTCGTGCACCTGAATCTTATGAAACATTGCAGTTGTTGGCACTTGGCTAAAGTCTGGTGGCAATAGGTCGATTTCAGTTTTAAATGGTTGCCCAAGGTGAACTGTTTGGGTTAGATCAGTGTTAGATAGATTTATGTTGGTGCCATCAATTGTGTAAGTTGAATAGAAATATCCATCCGCATTATTAAAATTAACCAGTGGATTATCTAAAACCTGAATATCAAGATTTAAAATAGACCCAACGCCATTAGTTACGTTGATATCAAATTCACAATCACTCTGTGCAGACTCGCTAAACTCCTCCAAAACTGTAGAACCATTGCGATTAGTAAGCATGAAACACTGGTCCTCACCTAAGCCCGTTGGCAAGGCGCAGATAGATAAAACCTGACCACCAAAATCATGCTGAGACCAAGCATTCATTTCCTGATCACGGTTTAGTGTGATACTTGAGACTGCACCATCACCCATAACAATCCATACAATAGAGTTTGGTGTTTGCTGGAATGTTAATTCTTTAATACCTGCATGGTTTTCAGGTATGTGTGGGGCAATTTGTGACAATTCAGGCGAGACAAGGCCATCAACTTCATAACGGTATGACATTGCACGTAAACGCTCACCACCACGTTGTACAAAAAGCAGCTCATTACCCACGCGGCACGGCTTAACATTTGCCTGAACACCATAAGAAGTATGTTCATCAATTTGTGCTGAAGCTGGTGTTAATGGCCCTTGAGAATTAATTAAGAACTCAGCACCACCAGTAAGTGCAACTACGCCACCACGTTGCGATAAGTGCAAAATATTGTCGGATTGGGCAGAACTTGAAGCAATGCTAAATGCATCCGCATCTTGAGTTGTTTCTAAGAAGTTGCCGTCATCACCTATCCGGCTAAACCACATCTGATTAGGGCTTGTTTTCGTATTGGCAAATACTAAACGCTGTTTAAAGAAGCACACTGCCTTTGGGTAACCCGCTGTAGCACTAAATGCGATACTTTTTAAAACCCAAGACTTAGCAATTGCCTGCACATCGGAGGTAAGTTTTACTAGAACTTCACCGTTCACACGGGATGGATCCACATATTCCGTGATTTTGACTTGGCCACCATTAATTTCAACAATTGAACCAACACTTGCATGTGTAAAAACATTTGCAGCTTCGTTAGTTACTTCTTCCCATTGCGATGCAGTAGCAGTAGGCTCTACTCCCTTATTGTCAATGGTTGCACGCCAAGTCTTACTATTATGAATAACTCGGTCACCAGTTAAGTAAGTCTCAGTATTAGACCAGTTTGGGAACGATGAAGCAGTTAAGGAAATAACTTTCCCAACTTCTGTACCAGATGGAGATAAAGCTACGTTTGGAGTGCTGCCTAACTCATCATTAGGGTTCACACCAAAGGTAAAAGCCGCAAATTGCCAGTTAGTAAAGTCAGCAGAACACAGCAAACGCTGTACAGGTGTATCACCTTGAACAAAATACATGCGGTATTTAGTGTGCGCATACTGTACTTCACGCACTTTTTGAGCCGTGTTGTAAGGTGTCACAGTTTCATAAACAACTGCATACGTTCTTGGGTTGTAAACCTTAAGGAAAGACACACCGAGAATAAGCAAATAGGTGTTTTCTGAGTTTGCAATAAACGGAATTAAACGTAATGCACCTGCAAAAATAGAACGGAACTTTGTGCCTGGTCTTTTCTTTACCCCACCTTCAACCAAAGGCAATGCATTAAGCAATTTTTTAGCACCATTTGCATATTGCTGAATGTCTGTGCGCGTCCAAAGTAACGGGCTTAACTCACCAGAACTCAGGTTATTTTTTAGGATCCACTGTCTCATTAGAAGCGCTCCCAATAGTAACTTGATTCTGCATATTGAACGTCTTGGCTTGGTCGCTCTTGACCATTCACGGTACGTGCTTGCTTAATCAAAAACTGGAATTGTGCTTCTGCTGATTGTCCAGCCGCGTCACTCCCCGTTACTGGCTTACAAAGTTTAGACGCCATTTTGTACGTCATGGCTTCAACTAACATTGCATCCCAAGTCTGCTCGTTATCGTTGTTAAAAACATATTCAAGGTGAATTACTTCAGCATTTGCCAAGATATGACGGTTCTCTACTTCATAGCATTCAGTGTTAGCCGAAATAATCAGGACGTAATCACTAGGTAGTTGGAATGCATGAGCATAGCCAAAGCTTGGATATGTAGAGATTGGAGATAAGATTTGCCGTTTTTTGGCGCACGACCAAGGATGAGAGCGCAATATGGATAAACGTGTAGTGTCATAAATATTACGGCACGTTTGAGCTAATTTTGAATCTTCCTCAAAACTAGCAATTTGCTGCCCACCAATCATGCTCAATGCGTTATTGCAAATAGTGACTTTAGATACAGACATAAGAAAACCCCGAAGCTTTTGGGATAGTTTCTTCGGGGTTTTGATGTGTTTTGTTGAGTATAAAAAGCACCCCACCGCCTGCCCTAACAGTGGGGTGAAAGCACTTACACTAAGTAATCGATAGCAACTACTTTTTGCTCGTTTGCACGGCCAGCCGCAAATGAATGAACACCACCTACTTGTGAAATGTTCTTTTTGTCTGGACGCTTTGAGATGTCAAAGCCAGTAATATCAGCATCACCAAAATGAACGGCTGAGCTTGTATACATCACCGTGCGTTTTTCGGTAGCACCACCAGCGCCATTGTTAAGTTTTTCGTAAGGAATCCAGTTCACACCCAACCACTTACCAGCTACAGCACCTTCTTGAAGCATCTTCACTGCCATAAAATCAGCAGATGTTAAAGTTGTATCGCCCAAAATGTCTTCAAGCATTGAAGCGGTGTAAATGATGTTTAGTGTTTCACCGTTATGTTCATCACATTCGTTTGCACGGAAAATTGATTTAGCTTTGATGATTTGCTGTTTCAAAGTCCCGAAGCCTGAAAGAATGATCTGACCAGCCGGCAAGTTCACAGTAGCAGTAGACTTAACACCAGCATCGTTTACAGTCGTACGTGTTACGCCACCAACAAGTGCTTGATAAATGATGTCATCGATTTTGCGATTACGCGCATTAATCAAGTTTTGCATGTACTTATCAGTTGGCACAGCTTTTAGTTTTGGTAAATCACGGCTTTCAATTGGGATAAACAAGTCATAATCTGCCATCAGTGCTGTACGAACACCAACATCTGGAATGGTCCACGTTGTATCACCAAAGCGGTTACCAGATGGAGACATTTCAACTTGCCCCATATCATTGATAGTGAATGATTCACCTTGAATTTTTCCACGATTGACAGCCGTTTTCAGTAAGCGTGAATCATTTTGCATTGCTGCAACTTCATACGCGTTGTGATACTGAATTACAAACGCAGCATTGATTTTATTTTCATTCGCCATTGGTTAGCCCCCTAGCCATATGTTTTTTCGAAGTAACTTTGAACTTGGGCATAAACACGCTTATGGTCAGGATGACTTTCATTCATGTACGCCTCTGATGCCATCAATTCTTGAATGTTCTCGCCACCGCTTTGTTGGGTGTTTTGAGGCGGCATATCTTCTTGTAATGCCTTGCCAAAGTAGGCAGCAAGACGAATACCGAATGTCGGAGAGTCAACATCTGTAGTTTGCAGACCAGCGGCTTGAATTGCTTGATTTGCGAAACGCAAGTTCGCTTCGTAATCGTTACCCCAATCCTGTTGGAGTGCTTCTACTTGCACGGCTGTGTGCTGGTCATAAGCCTTCATCACCACCGACATTTGCTCATTGGTTAGTCCAGCTTGATGAGCACTTTCTAAAAAAGCTTTGTTATCTTCATTAGACTTGAATGCATCGAAATCAAAGCCTTCCAACTCCACTTTGTAAGCATCCGCAGACTCAGGAATATCTGGCTTGGCTTCTGTTTCAACTTCTGGCTGTTCCTGCTCTTGAGTTTGGCTCTCAACTGGTGGCGTTGCTGTATCCACAGGTGTTGTTTGAGTTTGTTCAGTTGCTTGAACGTTTTCTGTGTTTGTCTCTTGTTGTTCATTAAGCATCGTTCTCTACCTCACTGTAATTTGGGTCATTTGCTTTGTTGATTTGGCTTAAAATGAAATTCACTGGTTCGCTCTGCCCTAAACGTCGGCATGTCTCACGCTCTCCACCTTGCGAATCAGACACAAAGGCGTGACGGTTAAAGCGTTTTGTTAGGTCTTCAAGGACTCGTTGCCCATTAACATCAAGCTCAAATACGACTCGATATAGATCTGGTGTTGCGGGTTTTAAGTTGCGGTGAACAACATAGGTGCCATGTTCATTAGCATTTCCGTCAGGCTCGTTAGCACTTTGATTTGGGGTAAACCGCTCAAGAATCATCTTTTGAGCCACTTCATAGAGTTCACTTACTTCACGAAATGAAGCCATGCATTGCTTCAATTCATCATTGGATTGCTTAAGCTCATGCTCCAAACTAGTTTTTGTATCGAGATGAAGACGATTCTCTTCCCAATACTTTTCTTTCCATTCCTCACCACTAACTTTGTAAGCGAAGGCAAATGCAGCAGCCACAATAAAGGCCAGAACTGCAACTACAAAAAGGGCATTAATCATTGTCGTGTCTCACTAGTTAATTCAGACTCAAGGCCCTTACCAACTGCATTAGCGAGTGGTTGTGCTAGAGCCTGCTCTTGTTCTTGTTGTGCAGCTTGTTGCTGTGCTTCTTGACGCTGCTTACGGATTGCATCGATCTGATCTTGAGTACGTAGAATTGCTGTAGGCACACCTAAGCCCATGCCTGAAACTTGCGCTACTGCATCCATGTCTACGTTGTCTAGGATTGAAGGATCTATTTGAGCTACGTTCGACATTCCAGCTAAGAAGCGCTCAATTGCTGTGACTTCTTCAAGTTGCTGTGAACGGGCCAAAGCAGAAATAAACTTGAATGACAAATTGCGGCCTTGCATTTCTTCTGGCGCTTCACCAATCACGCCAGCACGATAAGCAAGCCCAAAAGTACGCTCTAACAAAGGCGTTAATAATTCAGCTTGCCAACGGCCATAAAGCGGTCCTAATTGCTGGCGAATTAAGTCAACACGTACATGCACTTCGGTTGCTGTCATTGCTGGACCATCGGCAGGCTGTAACTGATCTGCCATCATCTTTTTACGGATTGCACCTTGAAGATGCGCTAACAAATCAACGCCAACTTGATAGCCCTTGCCGTCATCAATGCGCTTCAATGAGTTCACATCATTAACGACAATGATTTTCCCGCCACCTAAGCGCACTGTACGGGGGTTAAACGTGCCATCATCTACACCTGCATACATTCCAAGAGTTGAGATTTCGGCACTCCGCAACGTGTCACGCATTAACTTGTTAGCTGTTTTAGCGTCCGGCAAAGCAATAGAGACTTGACCAGTCCCATAAACTGAATTTGGAATCTTTCTAAAGCGTGGAATTACAAAAGGAAATTCGTTGTAACCTGTCTCACGGAGAACAATTTTTTCATCAACTTCAACATGATATGACGCAAAAGGCATTTCCTTCGGCATCAACTGACGATCGCCTTTGATGTAGCCAGTTTTACGTGGTTCAACTACCCACAAGACCTTAACCTTGCAATCTGGCTTTGACTTGTAAGTGTTACGGACCTTCTCACTGACCTTGTTTTCGCCATACTCATTGACTAGTGCGGCCATCGTCATTTCATATTCACGATAGAGTGTGTCAACTTTCTGATCTTGACGTGTTGAAGCTAGATAGCATTGCCCGATATCCCATGTCTGGAATACATAGCCACCACCTGCATGACGATCTACATCGGCATACATTACGCCCCAACCAGCAACCACACAGTCGAGCACTAAATCAAAGATTTCGCTGTCGTAGTTAGCACCGTGAATGTTGCGCCAAATGAATTGACACACTTCATCTAGCCACTTCTCACCATCTGTGAGTTCGGCTGGATCATCAACGCCATTCGGCACAGCTTTAAACCACAGCGCATTAGCTGGCGTGGTTCCTGAAATGATGCTTGATACAAGTAATTGCGTTGCTTCTGATAGTGTTGAATCTAATAGCTCAGCTCGTTGTGTCTTACGTGTATCTGTTACATCATCACCTATAAACGATTGCTGACGCTCAGGGGCTGCATAGCGATAACACTCAGACCAATGCGGTTCTAAGCGGTTTCGCGCTGCTTTAAGCTCGCTTAAGCGTTTGCATAACCTTGCTACTAGCTCACTCATATCAGCCGCCTAAAGTTGTTTTCTTTTGGTTGTCTGTAGCAGACGCCAAAACAGTTGAAGCATTACGTTTACGACGCTCTGCCGTTGCTGCATTTGCATCTAATTGAGCTTGGTTTTTAGCGGCTGCATCTGCGGCTTCTGCATCAAAACCTTTTGAAGCACCCTTAGTGTCTGTGAGGCCAAACATGTCAGTCACAGATGAAAGGACTTTTCCTAATCCACCTCCGCACATTAGTTCGCCTCCTTAGTTGACCAGCCTTTGTCAGTCAAAACAGGAACGCGTTTTTTAGGCTGTGTTTCGCCACTTGCGCTTTTGATTTCTGGTTGAGTAGACTTCTTTAGCTCATCAAGTTGAGCGCGCATTTGCTCTAACTCTTGGCGTAAAAGCTCTTCTTGAGTTGGACCAGTTTCACCTGTACTTTGATCATCATCGCCAGTGATATGATCTAAAGCAGCATTAGCCTGATCTTTTGTTGAAGTGTCTTGGTTTGAATCTGGTGTTTGTGCTTGCTGTTCTTGGTTCTGTGTAGCAGTCACACCAGGTGTTTGAATTTCTCTTTTACCAGCCATGAAAAAGCCCCATTCGTTGTGAATAGGGCTAGTGTTGTTTTTATTAAGTTGGGGTTTGTTGGGTGATTAGAAAGCTATTAATCTTCAAAATTGTACTTAGCTTTCATTATCTCTATATTGTTTGTTTCTCTAGTGGAAAGTAACAAAGCGTTATAGATAACATTAAGTTTCTTACTGTATTTTTGATAGTCAAAAATCTCTTCATTACTAATAATTTCAGTTGAATCGATTATCTTTTCATAAAAACTTTCAGTTTCTTCAATCTTATCCTTTACAATTCTTAATGACTCTTCGAGGTCTGTCTCACTTTCTTCCGAATTTCCATCTATTTTCACTTTTTCAATTACATTATAAAGCTCATGAAGTATTTTTAATTTTGTATGCAGTGATTCATTTACCTCAAATAAAAGACTTATCACTTTAGTTTTTAATTCATAACTTCGTTGTTCATAATTAACCTTGTCTTGCTCTCTAGAAATTTGAATCTGTTCAAGAACTTTCACATAACCTTTATAAGCCAACCAAAAAGCAACTAATGCAATAATTATTTGGATTTGACCCGAGTTATTCCCAAGCCAAACCCATAATTTATAAATTACTTCCATATTAAAAAATTACTCTGACTTCATCTCATCACAATAGATACACAAATACGCCTTATAAATCCAGCAGTACTGGTATTCGTGGTTCAAGCCTCTTTGAATGTGGTCATTTGACATACTCCGTAATTAAGCGGATAACCAAAACCATAGTTAAAGTCGCTGCTATCACGCCCCAAGCAAAAAAGAATCCTCTGCCAAACCACTCCATAATTGCAGGTGTTGAAAGCTCACCGTTGTACCAACGCCATGCATACTTAATTGATACGAATAACGCTGCACCGTAGATAATTGCTACCGCAAAGTCTTTCATCCTTCCCCCTTGAGCGCTTGCTCTAACTCTTTGAAACGTTCGCATACATAGCTTGAAGGCTCACCCACAATTAAAGGCTTTTGCATGAGTTCTAGTGCTTTATCCACCCGCTTTTGCAGCTTTCTGTTTTCAGCATTTACCTCAAAACACTCCTTTACGGCCTGTTCATGTTGTTGATTCATCTCAAGCCATTCTTTCTCAAGCTCCTCCACTTTCGCTTGCTGTGACTGCTGACCTGCTTCATATGCTTTACGGCAGCAATTTGCGTGAACTAAAGCATTGTTTCCCAAAGTTCCCATCCATTCGTTAAATGTCATTGGTTTATCCATCTCAATCACTCACTTTATCAATGCGGTGGCCTGCTGCGATTTCTTCCTTCTTCGCTGGGCGAATTTCATCTTTAGGCACTGACCCACACTGACCAATTGCCACAAAAAGTACGCGGTACATATCATTTGTGTATTGATGATTGACTATCTGTAGTAAGTGGTCACTAGTTCCATCTTTCACCAGGACAACGTAATCGCCTGTTTTAAACTCTTTAAACTCACTCATGGCTGGCTCCTTTTAAGTCAGGCAGCATCTCTAGACACTCTTCGATGTAATCAGAATTGCCACCCAAATAACCGTCTGAAAAGTCTTGTGGGCAGAAAAAATCAGAACCTAATTCAATAATCTTTTGACGTTGTTCAGCAGGAACCAAAAACAGCCATTCGGTTTCACAAACAGCATTTCCACGCAACAATTTGAGGTCTATAAGCTCATAACCCTTTTTACTCAATTCTTTCTTAATACTTTTAGTGCTCATTGTTCGTCTCCGTATATTGTTTCGTACTCACGAATAAACTGTTCTGGTTTCATTGTTGTAATTCCTCATCTAACTGAGCAGCGAAAACATCTAAAGTTTCAAGTAGATCAAGCTGCCCAATGTCATATCTGTATGTTTGCCATTCGCCTTCCCGTGGTACTCGGTCAATTCCTGTTTGCTCTTGCCATAACATGATGAATTGCTCACCGTGTATGTACTCTGGAATGGATCCAGTAGACCAAGAAGAAACAGTGCTGCCACCCGACACATCAAGGACGTATGCAATCTTTTCGTGTGACCATCCAAGGTTGCGTAAATCTAGAATCATGCGATTGAAGTCTGGGCGTTTATAGCCTCGGCGTTGGCGCAAGAATTCTTTGGCTTTTTTCTTAGTTTCGAGAAAACGCGCGCGTGCGCGAGGGTTGTCTGTAAAAGCTGTACTATCAACACGCATATTCACCTCTCACGCTCCTAAAACTGTCTTACATCCCATGCATTGTTTTTCGTATTCCAATGCACGGATTTAAATGAAAATGGATACAATTCAGCAGCTACCTTGATCTTTACTAGCGCATCATCTTCCCAATGGCCTTTGACCTCATGCACTTGCAACTCAAAATCACTTGTAAGCACGAAAAAATCAGGCTTATAAAACGTCTTTTCAGCTAAACGCAGGTTGATACAGTCAAACTTGAACCAAAGGATTTCACCTTTCATTCTTTTGCTTTCTAGGTAGTCGTTATATTTACGCTCTGTTTTGTTCATAGCGCCTTGTTTTAATCTTCCTAGTACCCTTGCATCACTTTTGCCTTTATCGCGCTGTAATGTGCCTTTTTGTGCGATATTTCGCTTGTTTTGAATTGCTTCTAGTTGTTGTTCAGTTATTCTCATGATTTAGCCCCGAATAATTCTTTAGTTTTTTGGGTTGCCTCGAATCGGATTGTTGAAACCTTGGTTAAGTAACCTTCCTTGTGCAAAACAGACAAACATTTGTAAGCGCAAGCTCTACTCCCATTCACTACACGCTCTACAATTTCAGTTACTGTGAATGGACTAGTAGCGTTGGCTGCATACAACAGAACATCCAAGTACCGTTCAAAGATTTCAAATTGCTTTTGCTGTGCTTTCATACCACCCTCGCATCTTTCCAATTGCACTCAATGGTTGTGAGTCCGCCATGTTGGAAACGTGACCATAGGCGATCACCCAAATCATTTTTGAGTTGTTCAAGTGTCATGTTTGAAATGAGCATCGTTGCCTTGCATGCGTCATAGCGGGAGTAAAGAACTTTGTGCACTAGCTCTAAGCGCTTATCACGGTCATGCAATCCGTACTCGTCAAGAATGAGCAAGTCATAGGTTGTGAACTCATAAATTACTGACTGCTCTGATTGATCTTTTGTGTCCTTGTCCCAAGCTTTCATGATGCGTTGAGCCAATTCTTCGCTTGTGATGTAGCGTGCATAGTTGCCTTTCGCTAAAAGCGTTCTTGCAGTTGCACACGCCAAATGTGTTTTACCTGTTCCGGTACTTCCGACCATGACTAGGTTTTCGACTTCGCCCTTCACGATTTTTTTGGCAAAGCTTGCTGTTTGAGTTAAAGCGTTCTTTTGCCCAGCTAAAGGCGTGTTGTAATTTCTGAACCCAGCGTTTTTGTGTCGTTCTGGAATCATTGCGCCTGCAAAGTGTTTTTCACGTACAGACTTCTGAACTTCGAACGCATGTTCTTGGTTTGCTTTTTCCACATACTCGATTGCACATTGTGGACAGCCTTGGAAGCCTCCCATGATGATTTCTTTCACGTTGTGTTTAGTGCAGAAACCTGAACCTTGTAAAACTTCTGGATTAAGCATTGCGTTCATAGCATCCAATCCTCCAATTCAACTGGTTCAACTGCATTGCTGTAATCAGGATTGATGTTTTCCCATGCTGCATTCACATTTCGAGAATCGATTTGTTCTTGTGCTTTAGGTGCAGGCTTACGACTTGAGAAGTTGCGTTTAATCCACTTCACGAAGTTTGTGTACATTTGGGTATCTGTAAGCAGACCCGCTTCAAGTTTTGTTGAATAGTACCCGTTGATCTCAAGTAACCAACCATCGACTTCGGATTGAGTCATTTTTGCGATACCTGATCGTTGCAACCAAGCATTCAACGCATCCAAATTTGGAGACCAAAGTTTGAGTACTGCATCAACTGGATTTTCGGCAGGAACAATATGTGTATTTTCTTTAAAGTTTCTTTCTTTATTTTGTGTGTCTACTACGTGAACTAGTTTTGGTTCAGTAGGTGAACCAGCTTGGTCTACTACGTGAACTAGTCTAGTAGGTGAACTAGTCTTCTTAGTGTACTTCTGACCTAGCAAAGAAACTTCATGAATCTTATATTTGTTCCCGTTTTTACTCTTATCAATAACCGAGATAACTCCTAATTCGATTAGCTCTTTTAGGCCTTTGGCAACTGAAGCGCGTGCAACAATTCTGCCTCCTTCAATTTCAGAATTACCTTGCAATTGAGAGTAGCTAACAAAATCAGATTCTTTTTGATAACCGTTTAAGCGATTCTCAAGCTCAAAATACACATGTCGTGCAGCATCACTGAGAAACGGATAAACCTCCTTCCGGTAAAGCTGGCTAGATTGAACATAGCCATGTGTAAATTTTTCCGACATAGCTTGTCGCTCTTTTTTCTTTGCGGTAGATGGGTGCAACGTAATCATGTTGCCCTCCTCCCGCTTGTGTGCTAGATTCATCTTTCAGCTTTCCTTTTCATTGCTTTGCATTGGAATGGCAGATAAGGCTCAATTGGTTGCGACAATTGGGCTTTTTTTGTGCCTGTGTTTTATGCGGATTTGGCGCCAGTTCAAGCTCAAACGGCTCAGGCGTATTCCTTGTATCTTCGGTAACTGTGGTCAGATCGATAGGCATTTGTAGACAATTAAGCATCTCCTCAACCTCGAAGATTATGTCCATGGCAGCTATACGCATTAGCTCTGATGAGCCGTTTAACTTTCTAGAACGCGCAATACGCTCTAATTTGATTTTCATTTCTTCCGTGCACTTAAAGGTGACACTTGCGGTTAATTTCTCGGCCATGTCACCACCTAAGCCGCTTTGATCGTGTGTGGGATGTTGGGATTTACAAGCAATAATTTAGAGGCCGAACCTTCAGGAACCATATCGCCCCATAAGCTAACTGCTTGTTTACTAATCCCAATTGCTTTTGCCACACCGACTTTGGTTTTGAACGCCTGAATGGCGTCACTTTTCTTCATCAGTACTTGCACTTTCTTTACTCCAGTAAACAAAGACAAGTAAAGCATACTTTACTTAAAGAAATCAAGCATACTTTACTTATAAAAAGTTAAGCTAGCTTTACTAATTTGGGAATTTTTATTATGTCTTCGCTTCAAGAACGCATGCATCAAGCCAAAAAACACTACGAATCAACTCGTAATAAAAAACTAAAAAACACAGAAATGGCTGAATTCTGTAAAGTAAGTAAAGCAAGTGTTGGTCAGTGGTTTAATGGACCAACAAAAGAACTGGATGGCAGTAACTTGACTCTTGCAGCAGAATTCTTAGGTGTTAACCATAAATGGCTTGCTGGCGAACGTGCCCCAATGCTGCTAGATAAAAAATCAGATGCGAATGTAGTATTTAATAATGATGAAATTAGCAAAATTCCTGTACTAGATTATGTACAAGCTGGCCTTTTTAACTCTGTTGGTTACGATGGGGTAAATCCAATAGGTGAAACTTATACGACTTATAAATCAGCAAAAGAAAAAAGTGTATTTAGTCTTACCGTTCAGGGTGACAGTATGTTGCCAGACTTTAAACCAGGTGATCTTTTAACAATCGACACAGCATTAATGCCTCAGCCCGGTTCTTTTGTGGTAGCTCAAAACGGTGATTACGAGGCAACTTTCAAGAAGTATCGAGTAATTGGATATGATGATTTTGGAAGGGAAATTTTTGAGCTAGTTCCTTTAAATCCAGACTACCCAACACTTTCATCACTTAATCACAATATATCAATTATAGGTGTAATGGTTTTACACATGAGGAAATATAAGTGAATGGATTAAATAAAATATGGGAATTTGGCTCGAAAGAGCCAATTCAGAGGATAGGCATCTTAGTTTTAACAGTAGGGATTATTTCTTTATTATCGTGGGTTTATAAAGAGAACTTAGATTTAAACCAAATACTAAATCCTGAATATTTTCCTCAAAAAAGAGATGGCTTTTTCTTTCATTTATTTTTGTATTTTCTACCGATTGGCTTTCTGCTTTCTTGGGGGTATTTCTTATTATTAAAAATTAAAAGGTGGGTCTTTTATAAAAAACTATCTGGGGAAAAATTAATTTTTAAGGACAATCTGTCAGCCTTTTCTTTTGCAACTACCATCCACAAGCCTTTATTTGAAAAAAATCAAATGAGTTTTGGGATAATTCAAGAAGTTATTCATAATAATAACTCTATCCAAGGTTTTTTAGTTCAATTGGCAAATAGTGAAGGTACAACTTTAGTTGCTGGAATTAATGATAAGTATCAAAACTCATTAGGTAAAAATGACTTAGTTTATTGGGGGTTTGTCAGTCCATCAAAAGAACATTTTAAATTTGAGGCGTCAGGTTATATTTTGGCTTTATTAGAGCCTGAATATGATGTAGATAAAAAAGAATGGTTAATTGCAAAAGACTTAACTAAATAAATTCTAAATCGCTTCGTCCGAACCACTATGCATATAGTGGTTTTTTATTGCCCACACAAAAAAGTAAAGTGTACTTAAAAATAATTAGTAAAGTAGGCTTTACAATGTCCGCAAGGTAAAGTATGCTTTACTCACCTTATAAACAAAAACCGCCATAGGGGTCAGAGTCTAGGCGGTTTGCATCAAATGCGGAGATAAGTATGAACATAAAAGCCAACATAGTCAAATCCATGGGATTCGTAGGAGTAGTTAGTGCTCTAACTGCTGCTTATGCATTTACCCCAGCTAACAAAGAACCTGTAACGGTTGCAGCTCCTTTCAAAGTTGAATCAATCGACCCTGAAAATGAACAAGCAGTACTTCAAACTGCAAATGAAAAGTTCACTTTAGAAGTTGATTTTGATGCTCAGTATTCAATTGATGGCAACGGCTATCAAGCTTGGCGTGAAGTTGAAATTAACGAGATTAAAGACATTCGCGTTTATGACGAAGATGGCGAGGTCTTAGCTTACGTTGATCGTTTAGACGTAGTTGAGATTAAAGATCTTATCGAATCAGGGATTAGAGAGCGCATTTAAGCGCTCCATGGTGAATGTTATGAATGCACATCCTGAAATTATCGAAGTATCAAGACTTCAAGCTCTTATTAAAGATTCTGTAAATGCCCTCCTTCCACTTTCTAGTGAGAAAGACACAGTCATCACTGATGGCGGCAATTGGATTCACTTGCGTTATGTGGGCCGAGGTACTGAACAAATCCAATTAGAGCTAGGTGATCAGTTTTCTATTAAGACAAAAATCGCCTACTTAAGTGAAACGTTAAAAAGATTAGCAGAAATTAGAAATGAGTTGAGAGGTGGGTGATGGAGACTAAATACGATTGGTCGGAAGCACCTGAAGAAGTTCAATTCATTGCACAAGATTCAAATGGGGATATTTTTGGTTTTGATGTTACACCTGTGCCAATGACTTACGGTAAGTGGCTGCCTTCAAATGAATACCTTCACTTCTTTGGCAATAAACCAAGAAAAACAATTTCAGATTGGGAGTTGTCATTAGAACAACGTCCAGTAGAAAAGAATTAGGAGAAGATTATGAATGCGCCAGTAAATACACAAGTTAATGAATTACAAGTATTAGAACAAAACGTAATTGTAGCTGCTTTCGCTAAACGTGGTGGTACAAATGAATTGTATGAACGTATTGCGCAAGAAGTTCGTTCTCATGTGCCAGATGTAAGCACAAAGAAAGGCCGTGATGCTATTGGATCGCTTGCTTTAAAAATCAGTAAGTCAAAAACACTTATTGAGAAATGTGGCAAAGAATTAGTAGCTGAACAAAAAGCTCAAATCAAAGTGATTGATGATGATCGAATCTCAATTGTTAAGAAGTTTGATTTATTGCGTGATGAGATTTTGGCACCACGTGATGCCTGGGAAAAGGCAGAAGAAGACCGTGTAGCGAAGCATGAAGAAAGTATTCTTTCTATCAATTTCTACAAAACTGCCGTTATTGCAGATAAAGATAGTGTTTGGCTAAAGGGTGTGATTCGAAATGTTGAAGAAATTGTCATTGATTCATCTTTCGAGGAATTCGAGGAACAGGCAAAAATTGCCAAATACGAAACTCTGGAGTTTCTACGCACCACCCTAGCTGCTCGTGAAAAATATGAAGCTGAACAGGCTGAATTAGAGCGTCTTCGCCAAGCTGAAATACTTCGCCAGCAACAAGAACGTGAGGCTCAGATTGCCCGTGAAGCTGCCGAAAAAGCGACCCGTGAGGCGGAAGAAAAAGCACGTTTTGAAGCTGAACGTGTACAACGTGAAAAGGCTGAGGCAGAACAACGCGAAGCTCGATTAAAGGCTGAAAAAGAAGCTGCTGAATTACGCGCACAACATGCAGCAGAGGCAGAACGCAAACGTATTGAAGCTGAGCAAGCAGCAAAGCTAGAGGCTGAACGCAAAGCAGAAGAAGCTCGCCAAGCAAACCAAGCACATCGTAAAAAAATCTGTAATGAAGCACTTAAAGGCTTATTGGCTTTGGGTATTGATGAAGCAAAAGGAAAAGAGATTTTGCAAGCCATCAATAAAGGCTTAGTTCCACATGTATCTATTAAGTTTTGAGGATTAAAAGATGAGTAATATTGTTTTGTCGCAAGTTAGCAAGATTGCATCAGCTTTTAATATGCAAGATGTTGATCCTGCTGAGTTAGCAAATACTCTTGTTAATACAGTATTTAAGAAAGCAACAAATGATGAATTTCTTTCTCTATTAATTGTTGCAAACCAGTACAAGCTAAATCCTTTTACAAAAGAAATTTATGCATTCCCTGCCAAAGGTGGCGGCATCACACCAGTTGTTGGTATTGATGGATGGGCACGCATTATTAATGACAATCCTGTATGTGATGGCATTCAGTTTGAACAAGACGACGAATCATGCACATGCAAGATTTTCCGTAAAGACCGCAACCACCCTACTGTTGTGACTGAATACTTATCTGAGTGTCAGGGCAATTCAGAGCCTTGGAAGAAGTATCCAAAGCGCATGCTGCGTCATAAGGCTTTAATTCAATGTGCCCGTGTTGCCTTTGGCTTCTCAGGTATTTATGACGAAGACGAAGCTCGTCGTATTGATGATTGCCAAACTTCTGCAGTAAAGACTGTTAGTTCGGATGTTCCGCAAGGTTATGAAGCTTATGAGCAGCAGCATTTAGACACTATGCGTGCTTTGGCAATGGAAGGTACAGAAGCCTTGCAAACTGGCTACGCTGAATTGCCTCAAGGCGACTGTAAAAAATACTTCTGGACTAAGCATAGCGCTTCATTAAAAGAAGCAGCTCAACATGCTGATCAACCACAAGGACAAGTGTATGAACATTCTCCAGCGTAGTGAAGATTGGCATTCGGAACGCTGTGGCAAAGTCACAGCAAGCCGAGTAAAGGATTTAAATGCAAAGCCCAATAAAGGCAAAGCTTTAAATGCGTTGAGTTTAACTATTCTAGCTGAGCGCCTCACTGGCGTTCAGAAGGAAATCCCAACTAATTCAGTAATGCAATGGGGTATCGACAACGAGCCTCATGCAATAGCAGCTTATGAAAATGAAACGGGTAACTTTGTAGTCGGAACGGGTTTAATTGACCACCCTTTCATTGAAATGTTCGGGGCTTCACCAGATGGACTTGTTAATGAAGATGGTCAAATCGAAGTTAAGTGCCCAGACACTACAACGCATTTGAATACCTTGCTGACTAAGCAAGTGCCAGATGAGTACATCCCGCAAATCACTAGTCAATTGGCTTGTACTCGTCGTGAATGGTGTGACTTTGTGAGCTATGACCCATGTCTGCCAGAAGGACTACAGATCATTATTATTCGCGTCTTTGCTAAAGACTTGGCTATCGAAGCATTAGAGCAAGATGTTCGTAAATTCAACAAAGCTATAGATGACGCAATTAAAACTTTGAAGGTGGCAGCATGACAGATCAAGAATACAGAGGGAATATGAACTACCCTTTTCAAGATCATATCGTTTTGAATGTCGAAGAAAATGTTGTTCCTTTTCCAAGAACAAATCTGCGTAAGTGCCAACATGCTCAAGTTGAAATTGACACTAAAGCTTTGGAACTTACATGCATGAAGTGCGGAGCAAAAGTAAATCCTGTGATGTGGATCAAAGACACTATGAAATATTGGTCCCGACAACAAACAAAGATTACAGAGCAGAAAAAGCAGATTAGTGAAGACCTTGAGGAGCTAAAGAAAAGAGCCCGAACCAAGTGTCAGCACTGCAACAAGATGACTGCTATTAACTTAAAGAATTTAAAATTTACAGTAATTGGGTGATGACATGACAGATTTGAATAAGGAAAGTGAAGTTAATTTACGCTTTGAGCAAGATGATGGTTTTGTTTGGGTGTTCGATGGTGATAGTCAATTTGGCACCGAAATAAGTCATTTAATGATGATGCATGCAGATGAATATAGCGAAGATGAATTACGTGTTATTTGTCACCATGCAGCATGTGAAATTGACAGACTTAGAGCAGAACTAGAAAAAGCCAAAGCTCAGGCGGTGCCAGCCTGGATATCAGCTGACTTCATGAAGCCTGATGAAGGTGATTTAGTTTTAGGTATTTCAACAACAAAGCTAGCAAAATTTAATGTTTATCAAGTTGTAGCTTTAGATGAGTTTGATGAATGTGCGATTAATTATTGGATGCCGTTGCCTACGGCACCAAGCGAATCGGGAGCTGAACAATGAGCATAACTCTTAATGGTCACCAATTAAAAAGCCTTCTCGAATTTGTAAATCCAGATGGTGAAAATGATTTAGATCAACTTGAAACTGAACTAACTATTAAATTTTTTGAAGATGGGCACAGTGGCAAAGGCTATTACTTTTGGATGACCGAATATCCAGAGGAAGGCAGCATGTTGTTGGATGTTGAATCGGGAGCTGAGGGATGAGTGAAGTAAACCAACGTTTCGAGCAAGTCTTCAAAGTTTCTATGGATGAAATGAACAAAGTAAATATCGATGTTTATGGCATTGCAATGGCAACTATTATGAAGCCTGCTTTAGTAACTATGAAGCCAATCTTTCAGCTTATTTATGAACAAGGTGTGAAAGATGGTAAAGCGGAAAGTAAGGAGGGGTGAATGGAAATTGATCGTCGTGTACGTGCTAAAGAGTTTATGATGCTAATGTCTATTGGTCGGACTAAATTCTATCGCATGATTAAGAATGGTGAAATTCCACAACCTATCAAGGTAAGTGACAAAGAGGTATTTTGGCACGAATCAAGTGTTAAGAAAGTTGTCGAAAAACACAAAGATAATTCTGATATGATAGCCTGCTAATTGCAGGCTTTCTTTTAAGTCGAGTGTGTTTAAAAACGGGTAATTAAACGGGTAACACTCTAGCCATTTAGAATTTAATTGATCATTTTCAAAAGGTTAAGATGAACAAGATAGTTGTAAAGAAACATAATGGCGGAACCATCGCACAAAATAAACGTGCCCGTCATGATTATTTTATCGAAGAAAAATTTGAAGCTGGCATGTCTTTACTCGGCTGGGAAGTAAAGTCTTTACGTGCTGGTCGTATGAGTTTGACAGAAAGTTATGTCATTTTTAAAAACGGTGAAGCATTTTTATTTGGTGCACAAATTCAACCGCTCCTTTCTGCATCTACACATATCGTGCCGGAAGCTACACGTACACGTAAATTATTATTATCTCGTCGTGAACTTGAAAAGCTTATGGGTGCAGTGAACCAAAAAGGTTATTCGTGCGTTCCATTAGCGTGTTACTGGAAAGGTCATCTAGTCAAGCTTGAAATTGCACTCGTGAAAGGTAAACAACTCCACGATAAACGTGCAACTGAAAAAGAACGTGACTGGCAACGTGATAAAGCTCGTATATTTCATAAATAA